GATATTGATGGCAAATCAGCCCCAAGAAAAATGTCTTCAGGTGGGTACACAAGAGCTGCCGACGGTATCGCCCAGCGTGGTAAAACACGCGGAAAGATGTGCTAAATCATGATTGCCAGCCGTGGCATGGGGGCCATATCCCCAAGTAAAATGCCCAAGGGTGTTAAGAAAGCCCGCAGGGATGACACTGACTTCACGCAGTATGCTGAAGGTGGCCCTGTTGGTTTGTATGCCAATATTCATGCAAAGAAGCAGCGCATAGCCGCTGGGTCTAAAGAAAAGATGCGTAAGCCCGGCCAGAAGGGTGCTCCCACTGCTCAGGCGTTTATTGACTCTGCAAAGACTGCTAAAAAATGACAACTACCGGCTCCACCCTCTTTAATCTTGACTTCACGGAAATTGCCGAGGAAGCATGGGAGCGTGCGGGCAGGGAGATGCGTTCAGGCTATGACTTGCGTACAGCACGCAGGTCAATGAACCTCATGACCATTGAATGGCAGAACCGTGGTATCAACATGTGGACAATGGAGCAGGGGTTTATTAACCTGACCCCCGGCTTATCCACGTACGCATTGCCTACAGATACCATTGACCTGCTAGAACAAGTCATCCGTACTGGGCAGAATACAGCATCTACACAGGCTGATCTCACCATCACACATATTAGTGTTTCTACTTATGCGACCATCCCAAACAAGCTACAGCAGGCGCGTCCAATCCAAGTCTGGGTCCAGCGTTTGTCTGGTGAAGTCAATCCTACAAGCTCTACGCTTGCTTCAGCCATCAACTCCACAGACACCACGATCACGCTTAACTCGGTGGTTGGGTTAGCCGGGTCAGGCTTTATCCGCTTGGATACAGAAGACATTTACTACACATACATCACAGGTAATGTCCTTGGTGGTGTGTTCCGTGGCCAGAACAATACGACCGCAGCTTCTCATTTGATTAATACTGCCGTGTATGTTCCCCAGCTTCCTGCCGTAACTGTCTGGCCTACGCCTGACAACTCTACTCCTTACCAGTTTGTGTACTGGAGACTGCGCAGAGTGCAAGATGCTGGCGCTGGTGTTGAGACAGCAGACATGAACTTCCGCTTCCTGCCTTGCCTTGTTGCTGGTCTGGCATATCACATTGCCATGAAAGTGCCTGAGTTAATGCCTCGCCTTGATATGCTCAAAGCTGCATACAACGAGCAGTTTGATCTGGCTGCTGGCGAAGACCGCGAGAAAGCCGCTGTTAGATTTGTACCCCGTCAGATGTTTATCGGTGGGAGTATGTAATGGGTAACCGATTCGCATCCGGCAAGATTGCGATTGCTGAATGTGATCGCTGTGGACAGCAGTACAAATTAAAGAAGCTTAAGACCGAGGTCATTAAGCAGCGTCAGTATCAGTTATTGGTGTGCCCAGAATGCTGGGATCCAGACCAGCCGCAGTTAATGCTCGGCACGTTCCCGGTAGATGATCCGCAGGCATTGCGTAACCCACGCAGAGATACAACCTATGTGACATCTGGTGTAAACGCTAACGGCAATCTTTCAGGTGGTTCACGGGACATCCAGTGGGGGTGGGCACCGGTGGGTGGGGCTAGTTTAAATGATGCTGGAATCACACCAAACTACTTGATAGCCACCGCATTTGTAGGTACAGTCTCTATATCTTAAGGAGTTTAAACATGGCATTCACACGATCAGCAGATGGCATCGCCAAGCAAGGCAAAACCAAGGGTAAAAACCTTGGTGACAGCGGCCCTACCGTAGGCGAAATGTCTGGCGGTAAAGGCAAGGGCGGTGGTAAAACCAACGCCAACATGAAAGCAATGGGCCGTGGTTTGGCTAAGATTGCAGCACAAAAGCGAGGCTAATCATGGCAACATTCAGCAAGAAATTAATGGGTAAAGAAGTTGGCGACGCCAAGGTCTATGCCACTCCACACACAATGACTGGCAAGGTTGTTAAAGCTTCTACCAATCCCGGCAAAGAGTCTGAGATTGGCAGCACAGATACAATGCGCATGAGTCTTGGCAACTACAACAACGCGAAAAACAGACCTGACACCAAAACAACTGGTATCAAAATTCGCGGTACAGGCGCAGCTACCAAAGGCGTTATGGCCAGAGGCCCGATGGCATGACGTACAACGAACTCGTCACGATGGTTTCAGATTACTGTGAGAACACGTTTCCCACAGCGGATATGAACACGTTCATTCGGCAGGCAGAGCAGCGTATTTACAACACTGTTCAGATCGCCAATTTGCGTAGAAACATGACGGGTACTTTGTCAGCAAACAATAAAT